TGGCCATGTAGACGGCGTCCTCTGGGATCTTCCGAGCAAGCTGCTTCAGAAGCTCGTGCAGTTCGGCGGCGTCGCCCACATACAGTTCCTCGCCCTCGTCCGAGGTGAGGGTGATGTCGAGATCGGAATAGTCGACAATCTCAGGGCCTCCGGGATCGCCCACAGATGGGTCAGGATCCAGCTCGTCGAACTCGACGCAGAAAGACCCGTCGGCCATCAAGGTTTGGCCCTTGTAGGTCACCGGAACGGCTTCAAAGTGGAAGGTGCAGTAGCTCATTTGATTTTCTCCACGCGTTCGATCTCGTCCATTTCCCATTCGTAGCTTTCGACCAAGACCTTTGCGGCTTCCTGTTCCTCGTGAGTCATTTCAAGGAAGTGTTCGTAGGCGTCCTGCTCGTCTGACTCCCCCGACTCGAAGACGTAGGTGTTCCAAAAGGTTTCCTTCATGGTGATCTTGTACTTGAACATGACGGCATCCTCAGTAGTGGTGGCGGGAAGAGGTGCTGCAATACTCGTGCAACCAGTCGTCGTTTTCCTCCGGATCTTCCTCGACCTCGGTGACGTCGGCCACGACATAGTCCTCGGTGGAACAGTGGTCCCACTGGGCAAGGTCAATGTCCAAGCCCTCCGTGACAGCCATGTCGATGGCCGCGTCTTTTGTCAGGGCATAAACTTCGACCTCAGTTTGCAGTCTGACAAACTTTTCAAGAGTGATGCGGTAAGCTTTCATTGGTCCAGCCCTTTCTCGGCGCGGATGATTTCATCAAGACGGAGAAGCATGTTGCGAGCCTTCGTGGCGCTCTCCGGCCACCACGGGGCGTCATGGTTCTTGGGGTCGTATAGGCCATAGCGTTCGACGTCGGCCGTCACAGCGTCCAAGGTGTTCATGAGGGTCGTGATCATGGCTTCCAGATCATCCCACATGTTAGCGGTGTCGTAGGGTTTCATGGCGTCCACCCGTTCTCGTTGGCCACCGGACCAATGTAGTTGCCGCGCGCGTCGAACTTGATCAGGTTCGGGTAAGACCGCAGGACGATGGTCAACACGTCGTCGTCCTCGATCTCGTTGAACAGGCGACACGCGCCCAAGAAGTCGTCCTTCTCGAACAGGTCGTCGAGCTGGCAGAGGATCTCATACGCGGAGCGAGACTGAGGGGTCGGGTGCAGAGCTTTGATAGGCATGGTCAACGTCCTTTCTGTGACGAGGCTGGCAACATGGCACACCTAGGAAGGATTGTCAACAGAGGAAGATTGCTCACGGTCCAAGAGCCAAAGGCGATAGGTTCCGTCAGGTTGTTTGCGCATGGAAACGTAAGCCGTAGCAGGCAAACGAGAGTGCTTGGTGCGCTGATGCGTCATGAACGAGTTGTGAGCCGAACGTGCGGCAGCTCGGTCGGGCGCAACAAGGCTGTCGCCAACACGCATCTCGGTCCACGGCCATTTGCGCGGCATCGTGTAGGGACCGTCCGAGGGACGGCGAACAAAGATTGGACCCTTGCTCGGATGGGGGATGTTGCGGTCGATCTTGATTAGCATGGCAGTCCTCCGTGTGGGAGATCTAAAGTATCACAAGGATCGTTTGATCACAAGGGTTGAAGCGCGGAACGTGGCCCGTGGACTTTTGCTATAAAGAGACCCACCGGACACGGGGTAGGACACAAGGACAAGTGCCCATTTACCAGTGGTTCCACAAGGTTCGGGGGTACTTTCTAAAATTGATCTTTTCCGGTCGCGCGCGCGGTAGGTAGGTAATTATAGGAAGTGTGATAATGTTAACAAACATATATGTTTTAAGCCCAATCAACGGAACAAAACTCTTGGAAGGGTCGATTTTCAAAAACACCCCCGAACCTCGTGACACCACTGGTAAATGGGCACTTAAGCATGTGTCCAACCTCGTGACCTTTCGCTTCCTTTATAGTAAAACGGTCAAACGGACAGGAGGACTGCCGCATGGCGCGAGCCAAACAAACGCACAAGCCGAAGCTTGATATCTTGGTGAACCCTAAAACCAAGGGCCTCACCGAAAAGCAGGAGAAGTTCTGCCGGATCTATGCCACCGAGGACGTCACCCGGACAGAGGCGGCAAGGTTAGCAGGATACACAGATACCACCGCCCCGGTGGCAGCATCCCGCTTTCTAAACGGCCGAGACTATCCGCACATCCTCGCCCGCGTCGCCGAGATCAAGGAAGAGCTGGCCAAGAAGTACGAGGTGACCTTTGATGGCCACATCAGGCAGCTTGCCCGCATCCGTGACATGGCTCTGGAGAAGGGCAACTTCACCGCCGCGCACGCGGCCGAGAAGAGCAGGGGTCAGGCGGCCGGGTTGTACATCAGCCGCAGCGAGATCTTGGTCGGCAAGATCGACCAGATGAGCCGGGAAGAAGTATTGGCCGAGATCGCCAAGCTTCAGTCCCAGTTCCCGATCCTGATCGAACAGACGGCCCCGACGCTCGACATGATCGCGAGCAGCCGAGACCCGGACGACATCCCCGACGCGGTGTCCGAGGCAGTGGAAGCGGAGATCGACGAGTGAATACAGAAGCTGCGCTTTGGAAACACCTCAAGAAAGAAACGGCCAGAGACGTCCACTGGACCCGCATCGAGGCGAGGGTGGGGGCAGGTATCCCGGACGTCAACGGAGCCTATCTGTGGCCCGTTTCTGGCCGTTCTAGGGGCATTGAAATCTGGTGCGAGTTGAAGGTGTGCAAGACTAAGCAATATAAAACCGCGGGCCTATGGCGTCCGGCGCAAATTGCTTGGCAAACCGCGCGTTCTTTTCACAGCAACAACGTGTGGAACTTGGTCAGCCATCCACAGGCAGAGTCTGTGAAAATATATAATGCACAGAGGATCGCGGACCTTTGGGACGATTCCGAGGGGAAAATCGAGCCCGATCTGGTAATCAGATACCGCAATCCCTACGATTCGTGGTCCATGTTCCTTGAACTCGCGGCCGCGCGGGCCTTAGATGCAATAGATCGCGGGCCTTAGATGCAAAGAATCGCGGCTGGTGCGCACGAAAAACCCCCGATCTTTCGACCGGGGGTTGTATCGCGGGCCTTAGATGCAACTAGGTGTGGCAGTATCCATCTTGTTCGATGCAGAGCCACATGCCCTGCCAGCGCACGACAACCGCGCCATCCATCCCGAACGTGCCCTGCACGGTCGCGCGGAAAGCGCGATAGGTCTGATCCATCGGAACCCGGCGGTATACGCGGCCGAGCGCGGTCCTTTGGGCCTTAGTCAAATAAACCATAGTGCTCTCCCTTGTAGGGTGGGGGCTCACGCCCCCACGAATCGCTTGGCCGTCGGGCCGTGCGAATTGATTACGATCCCGGCGCGAGCCTTGGCCGACGTCCCGCCGCACGCGCGGCAGTCCTCGCACGTCGTGCGCTGGCCAGCCTCCTTTGACGCCGGGCAAGTAACTTCGCCGGTCAGCTTTGCGGCCGCGGCCGTCTTGACTCGGAACGTGCGCCATCCGAGCGCGCGGGCCGCGTCGGCCTCGGCCGGGCTGTCGACGCTGGCCATGCAAAGCAAGCGGAACGCGGCGAAGCGGGCCTGTTTCCATTGATGCGAATAGCCGTTAACCGCGGCTGTTTTGAGAGTCGCCGCGCGCCAAACTTGGAACGGCGCGGCCGTCGGATCCCCATATGTCCCGGCGCGGAATGCGAGCCCGGCGAATAGGTCGGGGATTAGTTTCGAATCATAGTCGACGCCGGGCCTTGCATAGCGGCCGCGCTGGAATGCGCCAAACACGGAAACGACGGACCGGCCGACTTGCACATAGCAGGATCCGTCGTTTGCCGGACGGTGAATGCAGTCCCCGCAAACGGCCGAGTCTGCCCCGCTGCGGAGCGCGGACATAGGATCCACGTCTGCCCGGATTATGAAAGTCTGAACCATTGCGCCGGTTTTGGCATTGCTGCTGGCAGTCGTGATTCGGTTCGCGATCACGACAATCGGGGATCCGTCAAGAATTGACGGGCCTTCGTACAGGATAACGCCGGAAAACTTGTTCCGGCGGAGCGCGTTTCGCATCTCGCGAGCGGTTTTTATCATAAGCCTGCCCTTTCTTAGCAGTGGAACGAATCAAAGCTAACATGAATCGCCAAGCCTGGCAACATGAAAGTATAGGGCCAACGCGGTTTTTTGCGCGGGCCTTTGATGCAATTTAATCGCGGGCCTGCGGCCGCGCGGTCCTTCGATGCAATAGAACACGGCCGACCGGCGCGGGCCTGCGGGGGCGCGGGCCTTAGATGCAATAGAACACGACGGGCAAAGGAAAAGCCCCCGGACCGAGATCCGGGGGCTGATTCGTAAGGGGCCGCGTCGCTGTGGGCCGGTCATGTTATGAGGCCTTGCACAAGGCCTTCAATTCCGCTTTTACGCGGCGGGCGGTTTCCCCGCGCCACGTCGTGGCGTTGGACAGGAAATAGAGGACAATGCTTTTTCCGCTGTCGTGAATGTAATTGTCGTCGACGCTGTCGAGCGTCGACATTGCTTGTAAGTAAGGCACGGCGCCAAAGTAGGGTTTTTTCCAGTCCTGCGAGATCTCGCGGGCGATAGTGTACAAGGGGCGATTCATGTTCAGTTCCTTTCTAGTGAACATAGTCAATATAGAAT